CAGTCTGAGGTGTCTGATTCACAAAAGGGCGTTGGCATAAACTGATGAACAAAACCATTGACAGAACTCAACAGCTGTCTTGGTGTTTAGAGTTTAGCAATGGTGAGATGTGGTTTGATTGCCATCACTCTGAAGGCGAAACCGAATGGGCCAGGACAAAAAAAGAAGTAGAAGACGGGGGCCTTTGTATAAAAAGGCTCCATTTATTTTCTAAACATAATATTACTGGAGATGCCACCTTTAACGGGGCAAATATTGAAAGAGAATACCCTCCTCATATATTCTTCTCTAACAAAAGCGTTGGCTGGCTTGGAGAAGAGACATCTAATCATTGTGGTATCGGTTGGCAGGTTGACAATAAAATGGTAATTGTTTGGTACGATGAACACATGTCTTGCTATAATCGTGAGGAAAGAGAAATAGACCCGTCTTCCCCTTTTATTATAAAGAACAATATAAATGACAGAAACAAAAGAATATAAGAGTATGTTTGTTCCACAGCTTATGGTTGGGATATCCTCCCATATTACAGAGCTTATTATTAACAACAAGATAGAGTGGCACTCGAAGAAAAGCGGATCATCAAAACCAAAATGCGCTTTTTGGAAAAAGGATGTAGCAAACGAATATCCAGAATTCAAGCAACTACAAAAAGATTACATAGTGGAGATATCATATGTAAAAAATCTTTTAAAATGCTTCTCGCCAAAAACGATAATAGCCTATATTAAAGATAGAGGAATTATAACATTGAGATATCTTCCTCTTGACAAGCAAAAAACCGTTATATACAACCTGTTTAACTTAGAACTTAAATACAAAAAAGAAGAGGACGCAATGAGAAAAAAAAGCAGCGACAAGAAATTGGTAACTAAAAAACAAGATAGGTCGTCTCAACAATCAGACTTAAGCGGGTTGCTATAAATGGCAACAAAATCAGCCAATCTAGCACTAGAAGATTTTCTTATCCCGTCCTCTGCTCTCTTAGAAACACAGGGTGAAATTATTCCTGCTTGCCTATCTGTAGACATAGCTCTATCTGGAGGTATACCAGAAGGAGTAAATGTTTTGCTTAGCGGAAAGCCTAAGGTGGGAAAAACGACGCTAGCCTTACAGTATGTTCAGCAATGCCACAGACTTTATCCAGAAAAAAAGGTCTTCTTTTTTGATGTTGAAGGAAGGCTAAGGTCAGAACTCATTGATTGTTTTCCTGAAATAAACAAGGATAATTTTAATATCGTAAAATCTAACGAGAAAAAGATTCTAACCGCAGAAGACTACCTTAACTTGATTTATCAAACTCTTAAGGATCATAACAAGTGTGTGTGTATACTAGACTCAGTTGCTGCACTTTGTCCTGAAGCTGAGCTTCAGTCTAACATAGGTGATTCCGTACGAATGGCAGGCGTCCCATCTTTGATGTACAAGATGTTTAGAAGAACCAGTCAGATACTGTCTGTAACTCAGTCAACTTTTATTGCCCTCACACATATGATAGCTAATCCAAACCCTGGACCGGGAAAGAAAAGCGCAACAGTTGGAGGTAATGCTACTCAATACGGTGCTTCAGTTTGGCTCGAGGCACCTTGGAAACAAGATATATCTGATAAGAATAATAATTCGATTGGCCAGATTGCCCATTTTAATGTTTTATCTTCTGCGCTTGGCGCGCCAGGAGGTTCTGTCGCCGTTCCTATTATCTACGGCAAAGGTGTAGATGAACATATGGATCTATTTAATGTGGCTTGTGAGATGGGTCTCATCCAAAGGTCTGGTGCATGGTATTCCATCGATGGCACAGATATTAAATGCCAGGGTCAGTTCGCAATGATAGACGAACTGAGAAAAGACAAGGAATTATATGACGGTCTTTATTCAAGTATAAGGTCTATGACAATAGTCTCCGAATAATGAGAGTTCAAAACGCCAAAACTAGAGATTGGGAAACTTGGGATACAAGAGAAAGCAAGTGGCCTGTTAAGGCCGAAGCTGCCTGCAAATCAAACTTACAATATAGGGTTGGGCAAATTATCAAAAACAAATACCCACTAGATCCTATATTAGAAGATATAACATTACCTAAATCTAGATTATCTTTGGACTTTTTCTTGCCTATGAGAAAGCTGGCGGTAGAAGTGCAAGGAAAACAGCACAAAAAATTTACCCCTTTCTTTCATAAAACAAAATCATCTTTTGATGACCAGCTGAAGAGAGATGAGGAAAAAGAATTTTTTTGTCAACTGAATGAAATAGATTTGGTTTACATATACTCAGAAGAAGATGCTACAAAGAGGTTTAAATAAGATGGACAAAAGCGATATTAGAAAAAAGATGATTGGTTTTAAGGAAACCCTTAAGCTATCCTCTTTGAAAATACCAGGCGAAGTAGAAACGCTGCTATCAATGGGTCGTGATTATATGAAGTCGGCAAACAAAGAAGATCTTTCAATAGACGCTATTAGGCTTGCGCAATATGGCCTTTATATCAAGAGTGAAATTAACAGATTAAAATCTAACATATCTTGGTGTAACGCTAACATTAACAGTATAATAGGTAGGGAACTTCCTAACACAAATGGCTACGGCCTGGCAGAGAAAAGCCTTATCATAAAAAGAAACGATCCTGTTGCAAAAGAACTAGAGGAAACAAGATCTCTGTGTGAAACACAGCTATCTTCAATAGAAGACGTAGACAGGAAAATTGATTTTCTTTCATCGTGTGTAAAGAATTTAGCGTTTGGAAAATAAACATGAAACTTAAAAAAATAACCGAAGTAGAACTCGATGAAGACGATCTTATCATAGAAGACGAAGAAGAATTACTAATCAACGATGATGATTTGGATGATTAAATATACAATTAAATGGAGTATTTTAAAATGACAGTAATGGACAAAAAAGAGATACTAGAAAACGCTATCGTAAATAACGACATGAGTGTAATTGAAAATTACTACTCATTGATATACGAAGAAGACCCGCCTGAAAGAAAGATAGAGGACGCCAACATGCCAGTAGACGACACATTAAAGAAAGCGCTTGACATCGTTATGGATAATATGCTGCATTTACAAGACTTAATATATGGAAATGTAGATTTGTATGAAAGACAGATGGACGAACTCAATATGGACTTAAAAGAACCAATTGGAACAACTGAGGAAATGGAATTGGCCACCGCAGTAGACTCAAGTATTTCTCCAGCAGAATCAGAAGGGGGGACAACTTTTATATCCTCTGGTGATTTTTCTTTTCCGGAGTTTGACAATAAGGAATATAAGGAAGCCATGGACAAACACTCCTCGGCCAAACAAAGACCTTGCAGGCCTGCGTATGAACCCAACATGAAAGCGTGCGAAGTTTGTAAAACAGAATTCGATTTCAACAAAGAGTATCCCGCGGGAAGATTAGAGTCTTCTTCCAAAATTAGATGCAATCGATGCAGGATGCATGGAGCATAATGGAAAAGTTTTCTGATAACTATAGTGAAAAAGTAATCCTTGGCAATCTATTAAAAAAGGGTTCGCCAAGCTATTTCTTTACTAATATGTTTATTAACAAGGGGGACTTTTATTCTCCTGAACATCAGGCTCTTTTTGCTTGCATGGAAAACACATGCTCCGAACTAGACATCTCTTCTGTTACAATAGATACCGTGGTATCTTCTTCAAATAAGCTAGGCCTTCAAAGTTTAATATCTAATGAATATATAAGCGAACTCAAAGAGTCTAGTGATGAGAACCTGACAGAAAATGAACTCAAGGGTTTTATAGACAGTGTTAGATTTTGGTCCGTTGTAAGAAAATTTAAAAGTCGACTCTCTGGATTCGACAAATATCTTCATACAGTAACTTCAGAATCTAAGCTGTCAGATGTTATATCACGCGCAGAAAAATCCGTACTTGATTTTATTCCGGATATATTAAATGAAGACTCTATAACAGACGTTGGCGAGTTTGCCCAAAAATATATAGAACACCTTGCTGAGAACCCTGTAGACATACCCGGGATCCCATCTGGATTTCCAAGATACGATAACTCTATTGGGGGTGGCTTTAGAAGAGGCTCGGTAAATATCATTGGGGCTAGACCCAAGATTGGTAAAAGCACTTTCTGCCTAAACGTTTCCAAGAACGTTGTGTCCCAAGGTATACCTGTATTATACTTAGACACAGAAATGACAAAGGAAATCCAAACCGTGAAGTGGGTATCCCTTAATTCAGGAGTCAGTCAAGATCTTGTAGAGACAGGTAAGTTTTCAACCAAGGCCAACCTTAAAAACGCAGTCGAAATAGCCTTGAAAGAAATGCAGGGAAAGAGATTTGATCACGTAAACATATCAGGTAAAACCCCGCAAGAATACTTCTCCCTTATGAGGAGATGGGTTAACACGGTTGTTGGAAGAGATGAGAACGGAAGAATTAACGATTGCCTTATAGTGTTAGATTATTTAAAAACAATGAATCTTGATGAGCTTGGGTCGCACCAGGAATACCAACACCTTGGCGATATTGTAACCAAGCTACACAACTTTTCTGTTAAATACGACGTTCCCGTTCTCAGTGCGGTACAACTTAACAGAGACGGCATAAATAGAGAAGACGCAGGCGTTGTGTCTGCAAGCGACAGGATCTTGTGGCTATGCACTAATCTAGCATTCCTCAAAAGAAAAACTGATGAAGACATCGCTGCCGGGGATTCTCTTTCAAACGGCGATAGAAAAATGATTGTAGTTGAAACGAGATTTGGCGCAGGAATGGACGCCAGTTCCGAATATATAAACCTAGTATCAAACCTTGACTGCTGTAAGTTTACTGAAGGCAAGTTTAATTACGAGGCTCTTGATGAAACAAACTCCCTGGAAACAATTAATGAAAACAATGAAAAAGAAACCATTATATTCTGATGTCGAATCTGACCGAG